GATGGAACTTTGGTTGCAAAACTTGCACCGAAGATGGACAGACAACTTGGTCTTATTTATAAACGCAAGGAAAGGGGATTGTAAATCATGAATGGTGTTACCTTTGGAACAAAACATTCCTATAATGATTTTGGCTTGATTCTATCAAGCAAGAATATTTCCCTTCCCAAACCGAAAACAAAAACTGTTGAAGTCCCCGGTGCTGATGGTGTCCTTGACCTGACTGAATGCTTGACTGATGATATTAAATATCAGAACAGGTCACTGCAATTCACATTCACAGTCATTGACCCATTGGCATCTTGGGCAGCAGTTCTTTCAGAAGTCACAAACTTCCTTCATGGTAGAAAGTTAAGAATCTATATGGATTGGGACAGAAACTATTACTATGAAGGAAGATGCAGTGTGAATCAGTTCAAATCTGACAAACGCACTGCAACTATTGTCATTGATTGTGATTGTGACCCATACAAGATTGAAAAGAATTCTTCTTCTGACCCTTGGGTTTGGGACACTTTCAGTTTTGTGGATGGCATCATCTATGTCAACAGGGTTACAGTGTCAGGAACTGCATCTGCAACCCTTATCAACAGAAGAAAGGTTGTGTCACCAACTTTCACCTGCTCTGCTGCTATGACTGCAACATTTGAAGGTGTGACCTACAACCTGCCTGTTGGAACAACCACAATCCTTGACATCAGACTTCAAGAAGGTGAAAACATTATCACCTTCAAGGGGAATGGAACTGTTCAAATTGATTACAAGGGGGGTTCATTGTAATGTATCAGGTATATTGTGATGGACACCCCCTTCACGATTTGAGAAGTGAAGAACTGATTTTGACCGGTGCTTCCGTTCAGTTAGAAGATAACAGTGCAGGTTCTTTTGAATTTAGCATTTCACCCCTTCATCCTGAATATGAGAACATCAGAAAGTTGAAGTCTGAAATTAAAGTTCTTCATAACGGTGTGGAAATCTTCTGTGGCAGACCAACAGAAGAATCCAAAGATTTTTATAATAACAAGAATTTTCATTGTGAAGGTGAACTGAATTATTTTGCAGATTCTATTCAAAGACCTGCTGAATATCACAACATCACTGTCAGGGGATTCCTTGAAAGGTTGGTTTCCATTCACAATGCACAGGTCTTTGAAAGCAATATTGCAATCACCTTCAATTCCCAGTGTGCCGGTGAATCAAATTCATGGGATTACTTGTATTTGTACTATGTGCAGAATAACAAGGTTTACAAGGTACTTGATAAAGTCAAGGCAAACAGTGTTGCCGGAAAGACCTTTATTTTGCCCACATTGGATTTTTATTTGTGGTGGCATACAGATTCAAGTGTCAACAACTTTTATGGTTTTAGCATTGATTCTGTTGAAATTACAGATGAACCAATTTCCAATGCGGTTGAAATTTCAACACTTCCTTCCTATGCGGTGATTGAAACTTCTGACATCACTGATGTTCAGACCGCACACAACCCCTATCAGAACAATGTCAATCTGTTTTGGCATTATACAAAGGAACTTCCTGATGATTATATCAGTCAGAAGTCCTTCAAGGTTGGTGCAGTCACTGTGGTTGACACCAATGATTCACTTTACAGATACACCAACTATGAAACAACATTGACCTGTATCAGTGACAAGTTGTTGAAAAATTTGGGTGGTCACATTCGTGTCAGAAAAGTGAATGGTGTCAAGTACATTGATTATTTGGCTGATTATGAAGGTCAGAGTGACCAAACCATTGAATTTGGTAAAAACCTTCTTGATTTTAGTCAGACCATTGATGCATCAGACATTGCAACCGCAGTCATCCCCTTGGGTGGCAAACTGGAAGAAAGTACAATTGAAGCACTGGAAGAAAGACTGACCATTGCATCTGTGAACAATGGGTGTGATTTTGTTTTCAGTCCAAGTGCAGTCAGCAACTATGGTTGGATTTACAGGACAGTGACATTTGATGATGTCAATGTTCCTTCCAATCTGAAAAGGAAGGGTGAAGAATACCTTTCTGATGTTCAGTTTGAAAGTCTTGTCTTGGAATGCACCGCAGTCGATTTGAACAATCTTGATGTGGACATCCAAAGAATCAACATTCTTGATATGGTCAGGGTTGTTTCAGAACCGCATGGTCTGAACCGCCTTTTCCCTGTCACCAAGTTGAAACTTTCCTTGGATAACCCGGAAAAAGACCAAATCACACTGGGAAGTGAAAATTCAACCAAGACTTCTTTGACCGGTGCAAGTGCATCCAACAATTCTTCTGTGATGGATAGGATTGAAAACATCCCTTCTGAAAGCAGTATTTTGAAACAGGCACAGGATAATGCATCCGCACTGATTACTTCTGCAACACATGGTCATGTTGTTACAACCGCAAATGAACAACTTATCATGGACACGGATGACATTGAAACCGCACAAAAGGTGTGGCGGTGGAATCTGAATGGACTTGGTTATTCAAAGACCGGTTACAATGGCACATACACCGCAGCAATCACAATGGATGGTCAGATTGTTGGTGACAGGTTGGTTGGTGGTTCAGTCAGTGCAGAAAAACTTTCTGTGGAATACAAGACAACGGTGGAAAAGGCAATTGAAGATGCTGAATCCAATGCAAACAGTGCAACGGATAACAAACTGAAATCCTACTACACCAAAACACAGGTCACCACTGCAATTCAAAACAGTGCTGATTCTGTCTTGATTACCGCAAAAGAAGAAGCGGTTGCATACACTGACAACCGCTTGAAGAATTATTCCACTTCCGCAGAAATCGAGGTCAAGACTAATGCTATTGAATCAACGGTGTCAAAGAAGCTGAACACATCAGACTTCACAACCAAACTGACACAATCCTATTCCTATGTCAGAATTGCTTGGAATAATTGTTCAAGATACATTCAATTTGAAGGTTCTGCATTGAACATCTATGATTCCAACGATTATAAACTGATGTCATTGACTTACAATGGCAACTGGTTTTATAGGGAAGGTTCAACCATTGGAATGATAGGAACAAACAACTGGTTAGGTGATTCCAGTTACAAGGGACTTGTTTTTGACCTTGAAAGTTCTGCATCCTATATGTGTTGGGCAGCAAAAGACAGTGCAAATGCATCCGTTTATACAACCAAACTGATTTATCATCACAAATCATCAAAGGCAAGTAAAGGGTTGCACTTCAGTTGTAACACCTATGCAAACGGTTATTTGTATTTGACAGATTCAGAAAGAATCATCACATGGTCAGGCGGTGGTTGTGGTTTCAATGGAAAAATGACTTGGTGCAATTCATCATATAGCAATGCAGTTATGATTGACGGTGCATCAAAACAATTTACCATTTACAACAATGTTGGTATTGACATTTATTCTGATATTGATATGCACAACTGGGACATCAACAATCAGTCTGATGCAAGAATGAAGAAGAACATCAATCCCACATCCGTCAATGCATTGGAATTGTTAAATTCAATTGACTTGAAAGAATTTGATTGGGTCAGAAGCGGTGAACATGAACCTGTTGGTATTATTGCACAACAACTTCAATTATTCGCACCTGAACTGGTCAAAGAAGAAAGTGATGGTCACCTGTCAATCAAGACATTGAAATTCATTTTCTATCTTATCAAAGCAATTCAGGAATTGTCCGGTGAAGGTTATACCAAACCGGAATGGTCAGACCCATATACCTTGCAAGAAAAATTGGACTTCTGTTCCAAGTTGAATGCAAGTACATTGGATTCTGATGAAGAAATTCATGAACCTATTCAATTACCTATAAGAAAGTGAGAAATGAAACATGGATAATAAGAAGAAACCCATTCCTTTGTCAATTCTTTTGGAAAATGCAAAGGGAAAATTCATCACTGCCTTCAATCAGATTACAGAAGAAACCAATCTTCCTGCATATCTGATGGAAGGCATTATTGTTGAAGTCCTTGCAGAAACAAGGGCAAGAAAAAACCTTGAACTGGTTTCAGACTATAACAGTATGAATCAGACCGAAACGAAAAAGGAAGGTGAAGAATAATGGCTGACATCAAACAGTACACAGACCAAATCAAAAATGCGGTGTATGGTGAAGAAGTCAGGGATTCCATCATTGGTGCATTGGAAAAGGTGAATGATGACAACAACAGTTATCAGGACATCAAAGACCAAATCACTTCTGACAAGGAAGCTATTGACAGACAGGTTGAAACCTTTGGTGATATGACCGAAGATGCAACCGAAATCAAGACTGCCTTGGATGCATCTGTTGCAACTGCAAACACTGCAAAGACCAATCTTGAAAATGCAACCGCAACCGCAAACACTGCAAGAACTAACTTGCAGACCGCAACTTCCACTGCTAACACTGCAAGGACTAACCTTGAAAAAGCAACCGAAGATGCGGAAACCGCAAAGACCAATGCAGACACCGCAAAGTCACAGTTGGTCACTGCAACCAATAATGCGAATACCGCAAAAGCAAACCTTGACAGTGCAAGAACTGCTGCTGAAACCGCATTGGCAAACCTGAACACTGCCATTGAACAGGCATCCACATCCAAAGGAAACCTTGATTCAACCATCAGTGCTGCCAATACTGCAAAGACCCAGTTGCAGACTGTCATTGATAATTCCGGAACCGCAAAATCTGACCTTTCCACAGTCATTGCACAGGCAACGGAA